AGGTCTTCATGCTCAAGAAATGCACCGACGAGAATTCTGAAACCGGCTTGAACGACGCCATGCGGACGCTTTGGTGCGACAAAAGCCGCGGCGGAAAACGGCACTGGGAGCTTAAGCTGAAGTTCCTCGGCTCCATTTTCCAATTCAGAGAACACACCGAATCATGAACCTCATCCCCGATCCGCTTGTGAACCACGATCCAAACAACCACGCATTCGGGCGCAAGCTCGCCAAGCTCATCGCCACCATGCGCAGATTGCCTGCACTACCGCCTCGCCCAACAAAGCCGCATTTCCGCAATGGCATGCAGGCGCTGTCAGAATGGGAGGGCACAAAACTGTGACCGACTTCGAGCGCATCATGAACCACTTCAATCTAACTGCCAAATGCAAGCGCAGGCGCGATGCCAAGCCGCAACTCGGTTACCTGCCCGGCTGTGCTTTCATCGAATGCGATCACGAAAAATGCGCCTGCCGGATGAATGACGGTGAGGGGCTAAAGCTTTCGGAGTTCATCGCCGTATGGAACAGGAGGCACGGATGAAATCGCATTCGCCTATTCTCCGCGAGATCACCGTCCAGGCCCGGCGACAAGGCCGGACATTTGCTTCCATTGCCGAGGAACTGCAGTTGCCGGTGAGCACGCTTAAGTCCTGGCTGTATCGACGCCATGCAACCACCACGACGCCAGACAAATTTGCGTTGCATGCAACCACGCCGCCACCATCTGAATCGGCTAAAACCGGCCAATGGATGCAGTCACTTCACCACGACTCGGCTCATTTTCTGCTCAACGGGCAGGCCGCATGCGCCAACGCAGCAAACGGCGTTCACCAACTCCCCGGCGTCGTCTGGTTTCCGCATGATGGCTGCGTCCGCAAATGCATGCGATGCATGCGCCACCAATAATCCCACATGAACTTACTCGTTTTACAAGCCCGCGAATCACTCGACCTCTCGGCTGAATGGGAGGGATACCAGTTTACCTGCCTACCCAGACACCAGGACGGGCAGAAAGATTACATCGCCACGCATTTCTCCATCACGGGGGTCGTGGCACCGCTCATCACACGCGGCCCAAGGAAGGGCCGCCGCAACTGGCGGAAAATGGACAAATCAACCCGCCGGGAGTTCGTGGTCAGCATTGCCGACCATCTTACTTGGAAGCTGGCATGGGAGCAGAAAAACAACCGATGCTACCGCTGCACTGGCACAGGCCAAACTCTCGCCAGCGTCTCAATCGCTGATGGCGAAACCTACCGACCATGTTCGCGCTGCCACGGTGAAAAAACAGCCCGTCCCTGAACTAATGAGCCAACCACTGACCACTACCACAACCACCCCACGAACTGCATGAGAAACGTCAACTTACCCAAAACCAAAGTCTTCATCCGCTGTGACGCCTTCGGTGGCTCAGAAGACGAATTTGAACCCGCGTGGCTTGTCTCTGTTCGAGCGATGCGCAATCGACCCTTGTGCTTCCAAGTGTGGGTGGAGCGATACGCCGCCTGCTTCGACAAAGTGCCGCCGCAGTGCGTCTATTGGTTTGAGCCGGAAGATGATCACACGGCATTGCCATTGCACAAGGTCCAGATGTGGGAGTGCCTGTCAGGATCCATCGAACTATGGCGCAAGGATCAGTTGAGCGATGTGCCGGTGCTCGTGAATCTGGGCAAAGGATTGCCACCCATCGGCGGTCACTACTGGTTCACTCTTGACTACCTCCCAGAATCCCAAGGTTCAGGCACCTTGGACATCGGCGATTGTGAGCTTCTTGAAGAGCACAAGGAGGGCAATGTCCTCAAATTATCCAACGGGCAAATCGCAATCTACCCGAACAACCGCATCAAGTGGATGCCGATGTCGCTGACCGGCAAGGACGCAGCCGCAACCATCCCAGGCTGGAGCGTTGCGACAAACGCTCAGTGGGATGAGTGGTGGTCTGATTCAGACGAAATCTTGGGCGATGCCAAGTGGGCTTATTGAAAATAGGGCTTGCGCTGCGTGCTAGCTCGCATATACTCAGAACATGAAAACAGCATTTACCGTGCGCAAGATCGGAACAGAGAGATTGTCATACAATTGCAGGGTGTCGCGCTACGCGCTCACGATGTGGGATGTGATAGATGGCAAGGCGAGCAAGGTTAAAACAGTTGAGGCAATTCCTGCTTGGGTGGATGGCGTGTTTGGTTACAAGGCATCGTTTGCTCTTGGCAACTGGGCATTCTTTCCGTCAGAAAAAGATGCAGAAACAAAGGCTCATTCCGTTTATATTGCCAAGCGTCCATTTTCCGCAGCATGAAAACTTGCCCGCACTGCGGCGGCGAACTGCCGCCAGACAAAGGCCGCACGAAAGGCGGTAAGGCCCGATGGAAGGGCACGACGAAGAAAACGCGAAGCGCGGCAGCGTCGAAGGCCGCAAAAGCCCGATGGGTTAAGTCTGAGAACGCATAAGCTCATGGACGCCGACATTAAATGCCCGATTCAAGATGGACGATCCTCGGCGTTCCATGCAGCGTCTTGTTCTGGGTCTTTTTCGGTGCGGCCTATCGACTCCAAAGAAACCTATGAATGGCTACTGATGAAGCACTACGCGAAGCGGATACCCTCAATCTCATGGGCATTCGGCCTGTATGATGCAAAGATGATTCTGCAAGGGGTTTGCACTTTCGGAACGCCAGTAAGCTCTACTCTCCTAAAAGGCGTATGCGGTGAAGAATGGGCGGCGAATGTCTGCGAACTAAACCGACTCGTGATAAACGAAATCGGATGCAAAAACCTCGCCTCCTTCTTCGTCTCACGATGCGTGGCGATGCTGCCACGACCAAAGATCATCGTCTCATACGCAGACAGCAGCAAGGGGCATCATGGGTTCGTGTATCAGGCGACCAACTTCATCTACACGGGACTCTCGACGCTGACTTACGATCCCGTGGTGAAAGGCCACGAAGGAAAGCACCACGGCACGGCTGGAATGGGGCGCGGAATGACCAAGGATCAGATGAAGGAGAAATACGGCGACGACGTGTATTGGAAACCACGCGACCGCAAGCACCGATACATTCTCTTTCATGGGTCGAAAAAGGAACGCAAAGCGATGGCGAAAGACCTTCGATACGAAATCAAGACCTACCCGAAAGGCAACAACTCCAGATACGACGCATCACACAAACCGCAAACACAAGGAATCCTACTGTAATGAAAATCAAGATAACGCAGACAATCGAGATAGACCCTGAGAAATGGGCGAATGAATACGGAGTGGACATCAAGGATGTGCGAAAGGATGCCGCTTCTTATTTTGCCACTTGGTGCCAGGAGCAGGTCGAAAGGCTTGGACTGCAAAAGGACTTCGATGGCGGGTCTATTTCTTCCCAGAACCAAAAGATCAGCGACGACTGAGCCTCAGCGAAGCAGTTCGCTGCATCGGACGTTCGACATTGACATCAATTTGCGAGTATCGCATCATTACCTATGCCAGCACTCAAAAACCAAAAACACGAAGCCTTTGCGCAAGCGGTCGCACTGGGCATGTCTGCTGTCCAGGCTTACACCGAACACGTCAGCAATGGCAAGTGCTCGTATGAAACGGGTAAGACCGAGGGGAAAGCGCTGGCTAAGCATGTCGGCGACAGGATCGCAGCACTGAAGGCGAAAGTATCGGAGGCAGCTGATAAGAGATTTGGACTTACGAAGGATAAGTGGCTCGATCGACTCGAAGGAATCGCTGGGAAGGCCGAGGAGATCGGCGACTTTTCTGCCGCGACCGGTGCCCTTCGTGAAGTCGGCAAAGCGTCAGCTTGGTATGCTCCAGATGAGGTGAAGCACTCTGGCAGCGTGGAGATCCCTGGCTTGTCTGAGGCGATTGCGGCCACGTTTGGAAGGAAGTAAGACCACACTACATGAAATACATTCGACTTACGATTACATTGCCACACAACCGCAATAATCTCGCTGCAATTAACCGGCTGACTGACAAGGCCCCCGATATTCTTGGCCGCATTAAATCCATCAATCATGCCAGCGTTACACATGAAACGGTTACCATCACGAAGCCTTTACGCAGACGTATAGAGCAAAAGCGCAAGTAAACGCTCGGCCCCTCCCACGGCCCTCCCCAAGGGGGGGGTAAGGCCGTAATGAAGCCTGTGACGCTGGCGTGCTGGTCCGTGAGTGCCTAGCAATCCGCTCGCTCGTCGCGTCTGTCGGTGCCGTTGATAGCTGTCAGCTGCTCACGAACGGCAACCGTGCGACAAAAAGGCGGAACTCGGTGCAGGATGTCAACTGCGCTTTTTACGGCAAGAGGGGAGGCTTGTTGATTGCAGCCGATGAACAATGCAAACAACAAGGGGGGGGGCTAATTGTTGATTGCGGTGCGTCTAGGGAATGAGCAATCAACAACAAGGGGTCGAAAAGGCGGCGGCGCTTTTGATGCGTGCTCACTTGATCTTGTCGCCTTAAATCTGCCTCACGAAAAACCGCCCTTTTTCGTGTGGCACCTCACCATGGTCAAAAGTTCCCGAACAGCCCATTGCGCTAAAAAGTCTGAAAATGGGCTAATATAGCGCAATCGCTCATTAGCGTTAGGCCTATCTGCTAATGAACTATTTTCAAAGAGATGCTCTTCACCCGAACAGCAGCTTGCTTTTTGGAAAGGAGTTCCATTTCGTGACGCTGTGATCCCGCCCGAACAAATCGCCGCCTGCCTCGCCTCCAAAGAGTGGAGGATGCGGAACCTTTACCAGATCCTGCCGGAAGATGATGCGGATGGAGGCATGATCCCGTTCGTCCTGCGCGGCGAGCAGGAGCAATACCTGCGCGAACGCCACAGCCGCAACATGACGCCCAAAGCCCGCAAGCTGGGCATGAGCACGCTGATCGTGCTCGACTACCTGGACGAGTGTCTGACGACGCCGAAGACGCATTGTGCTCATGTTGACTTCAAGGAGGACGACGCCTTCAAAAAGCTCGACATCGCCCGCGCTGCGTGGAAAGCCGGGCCGCTGCATCCGAACCCTGTCATTGCCGCGTGCTGGCGACAGATCCACAAGGTCAATCCGCTGGCGAGCGATGCGCAGGGCTGTCTGAACTGGGCAAATGGATCGAGGCAGGAGGCGGGAACAAGCTTCATGGGTGGCACTCCGCGCCGTCTGCACTGGTCGGAGGCCGGGCCAATGTCTGCGCAGGCGCCAGATCGGGCCAGGAAGGTCAAACGCGGCTCGCTCAATGCCATCGGCGCTGCGGGCATCATCGACATCGAGACGACAATGGAAGGCGGAGAAGGGACGATTGCCCGCGACATTTTCGACCTCGCTCTTTCGATGGTGGGAAAGCCGCTCACGCGCATGGACTGGCGGCTGCATTTCTTCGCGTGGTTCGGCCATCCCTCCTACGACCTGCCAGGACACGAGCCAGAGAAGCCGGAAACGCTGGCCTACATGCGCGAGATGCAGGAGAAGCATGCCATCATCCTGCCTGCTTCCAGGTGGGCATGGTATGAGAAAAAAAAGGCGGAACAGAAGGACGACATCTGGACGCAGTTCCCGACCGTGGCGCATGAGTGCGTGAGGTCGATTGTCAGCGGCCAAATCTTCCCTGGCATGGTGACGATCAAGAGCGGCGGACGCATTCGCTCGCTTGCCATTGAAGCCAAATACCCGCTTTCGACCTTCTGGGACATCGGCAACGACGGGCTTTCGTGCTGGCTTGGACAGCAGGCCGGGCGCGACATCCTATGGCATCGGTTCCGGTTCACCACCGGGCAAGGTGCCGTCATGGCAGCGGAATGGATTCGCCAGCTTGAACAGGAAGTCGGGAAGAGCATCGCCAAACACTTCTTTCCGCACGACGTTGATTACCGGGACAGAGGCTATTCCAAGACCTACCGTCAGCAGTTGACGGAAGCAGGCATTCCCAACCACAAGATCATTACGATTCCCATCGCCGGCGACAAATGGGACGGAATCAACGCCGTTCGTGACCGGCTTCCGCGCATGTGGTTCGACCCGGCTTGCGAGGCGCTCCAGGTCGATGAGTTCGGCGAGTCGCTGCCTTCGGGCATCGGCTGTTTGTCCAACTACCGGACGCAGCCAAAAGCGGCGAGCGGAGCGCTGCGACCACTGCCATTGCACGACATCAACTCGCACGGCGCTGACGCCATGATTACCTTTGGCGCGGCGGATGAGCAGGGATTCATCAACAGCAACCTGGAGGCCGACGACAAGCCACGAGAGCGCCGGAGAGGAGCGGCAAAATTCAGCTTCGTGGGCAGGCGATGACTCCGATTGAGCAGGTCCGCAAGCTCTACCGGCTGCATCCCGGCATGAGCTTTGATCAAGATCTCGCTGCTCACTTCGAGCGCGGATACGTTGTCTCGACTCCGCAGGCGTTTGGCATGGCTCGACCTGTGCGCCGTGATTGGGAGCCGGGCAGGCTGAACGATCCTTGGGACGTGGAGCCGTTGGATAGCGCCGACTGCTGGTTCCTCTGGGTGCTGGCTGGCGATTTAAGCGTAGCTGCTCGATGGCTTCCGCAAGCACTGCCTTGGCTTGGCTTTGCCCGGCGCGGCAAAGCGGCCCGGTTTGCCGAAGCTTCTAACCTGCTAAACAAAGCGCTTGCAATTCCTGGGCGAGTTCCGCCCTAAGTTGTCCATGCGGACAATCTCACTCTTCGCCTTCCTGCAAAAGTGCCTCCTCGGCTGGCCCCTCTATTTCGGCGGCGGTGGTGGCGCACCACCTGCTCCAGTCGCGCCTCCTGAACCTGCGCCAGTCGCCGCTCCTATGCGTGCCGATTCGCAAGGCGCAAAAAGAAGCGTCAAGGCCGCAAGCAAGCGCCGCATCGGCGGCATGGACGCCATGCAAGGCGACGTGCTAGGCAGCATGAGCCGCAACCGTGGCTTTGCATCGACTCTAGGCGGATCAGCCAATGCTTACACCGGTGAACCTTGAACCTTCTAACTCTGCCCAAAAAGCAGAAAAGCTAAGCAAGCGGTGGCAGCAAATGCAGGCCGACCGAATGCCGTGGCTTGTCCAGTGGCAGGAAATCGCCGACTTGATGGCCCCCCGCTCGGCTGGCATCTCCAGCAAGGTCAATCTGCCGGACACCTCTCGCGAAGGTTTGCTCTTCGACACAACGGCAGGCGATGCGCTCATGACAATGGCCGGCGGGCTGATGTCCTGGATGATGCCAGCCAATGAGCCGTGGTTTGGCTTTGACCCAACCCGCGAACTGCGCGGATCTGACCGTGTCAAAAAGTGGACGCAGGAATGTTCCGAACTGGCGCGGGAATACCTGAGCAACTCCAGTTATTACACCGAGGCGCATGAGGATCTGCTCTCGCACTGTGGGTTCGGCACTTCGGCGCTCTACTACGCGCTGGAAGATGGCAAGCTCCGCTTTGAGCATCTCCCGACTGCCTCTTACTGCATCGATGAGAATCGCTTTGGCGTGGTCGATGTTTTGTTCCGCGAGTTTGAGTGGACTATCGAAGAAAGCGCCAAGCATTTCGGCGCTGATAACCTGTCCACCAAGTCCCGCGAAGCTTTGGGCGATGACACAAAGAAGCTCGCCAAGATCAAGATTCTACACGCCGTTTACCCACGGCCAGAAAGCGAGCGCCCCGACAACGAGATTGCCCGCATGGCCGACTGGGGCAAAGCGTTCGCAAGCTACTACGTCGAGCTTGGTGAGAAACACACGCTGAAGGAATCGGGCTTTGATTATTTCCCGTTCAGCGTCGGGCGCTTCCTGAAATGGACGGCGCTGGAAGGCAAGACCGCCTACGGCTACGGCCCTGGCTTTGCCGCATTGCCAGACACTCGGCAAATCAACTTCCTCCAGATGATGATGGACTGCGAGGCCGAGAAGCGCGTGCGCCCGGCTATGATCGCTGACA